GGACACCATTGCGTCAATAGTCTCGTCGATAACGAGCATTACATACACGAACGCAGCCGGTGCAACTGTCGCATGGACGGGTTTCGTCGTGCGGCCAGGCATCGGCACCGATACGCTGATCCGCCCGGCTGCATTGTCTGACTGGCCGGCGCTGGGCGACGATCCGATCATTACCATCACGGCAACAGGCGGGCTGAATCCATTGCCCGAAATGGCGCGCTTGGCGGTGATTATGCTAGTGGCACATTGGCACCAAAACAGAGAGCCGATCAGCATTGGCGAAACCGTCAATGAAATTCCGCTGGGCTATAATCGCCTTATCGCCCTTTTGCGCAGCAGTTTCATCTCGTGAATATTCGAGCGGGCGATCTTTGCGAGCGCGTGAAAATTGAGCGGGTCACAATGGCCGGCGACGGCGGCGGCGGCTTTACGCGAACATGGGCAACGCTTGCCACTGTCTGGGCAAGTGTGTTGCCAACCGGCGGCAAGGAAACGCTGACCGATGTCGCGCTGCAAGGCGTCCAAGGTTATCGCGTAACCGTGCGGCATGGCCTGGGCATCAAGCCAGACGACCGGCTGACGTGGGGCAGCACCGTGATGAACATTCGCAGCGCCGCCGATCCCGATGGCCGCAAGACGTGGACCGTGGCCTTTGCTGATGCAGGCGGATTGCCCGAGTGAGCCGGGTTCAAGGCGCGCGTAAGGTCAAGCGTTTGCTGAAGGCGATCGAGCCAGCAATGCGGCTTGAAGTTATGGGCGCGATGGAGGCAGGCGGGCGCGAACTGCTGGCCAAGATGAAGGCCGAAGCGCCATCGTCACGGGTCAAGGCGGCGCTGTCGATCAAGGTGTTGCCGAAAACTCTGCGGGTCCGCGTTGGCCTGATCGGCAAGGCTACCAACCGCCGGCTATTTTTCGCGCGCATTCTGGAATTTGGTCGCGGCATTAAAAAAACTACCGATCGCATTGGGCGGCGCATCGGCGTCATCAATGCCGCGCACTACGTTTATGGCCCGCGCACTGATGTGCGCAAAGCCATGCGCGCCCGAGTGCGGGACACATACAGCCGCGCACTAGCTCGCGCATCACAAGGAGCCGGCGGCAATGATTAGCCTGTCCGATGCTGTCCATACGGCGGTCTATGCGCGCCTCGCTGCGGGTGTAACGCTCGCCACCGTTTACGCGATCGCGCCAGAGGGAACGCAGCCGCCGGTTGTGATTATTGCCGATGCGGTGGGAACGGTGGAAGTCGAAGGGCTTGAACGGTTTGAGGTCCGCATTGCTTCGATCGTTTCGGGCGCATCAAAAAAGTCGTTGTTTGCGTTGATGTTAGAAATTCAAACGGCGCTTGAAAATGTCTCTCTCACGTTTACCGGCGCGGTACTGTCCCGCCCTGTTTTTCTTGGGTCTGATGATCGCCTTGGCGACGACGGCCTGGCCCTAATTGGCGAACAACGCTTTTTGGTATTCGCCCAGCCTGCTGACTGATTTTTCGGCAATTTCACCCAACCAGCCCGCCCTAACCGGCGGGCTTTTTTATGGAGGCCATCATGGCAAAACTGCTCGGCAATGCATACCGCCTTTGGGTGGAAACCGCCGTTCCTGGAACTTACGCGATCATCAAAGGTCAGCAATCGATGAGTACGCCGCGAAGTGCCAGCACGATTGATACCAGCACCAAAGACGACACTCCGTACCTCACGTCGGCAGCGGGCAACTTCAATTACCAGGTTGATCTTTCCGGCGTCGCCGATCTTCCCGATGCGGCGGGCTTCACCTTTGTCGATACGAAATATAAGGCCCAGGTGCCTTGGAAGTTTCAGATTCGCAAGAATGGCGCTGCTGGCGTGACCGGCGATTCTATCTTTGAAGGTCTTTGCCATATCGTGGATTTTAGCCCCACCTATGCCCAAAATGAGCCGGTAAAATACACGCTCAAGCTGGCGCTGGCATCGGCTCCGACCATCGATCTGCTGTCGTAAGATGACAACTAAACCCGCGAACGCTTTACGCGGCGAGGTGACGATCGAATTGGAGGGCGTGGCGTATACGCTGCGCCCTTCATACGAAGCCGTTGTTGAGATTGAGCGGTTGACTGACGACACGCTTGTAAGCCTGGCTCAAGCGGGTATGTCGTTCACGATGCCGCTGGCCAAGACGACGATCGTCGCGACCGAGTTGATCAAGGCGCATGGCCGCGCCACCAAAGATCACGCAATGGCAGCGTTTAACGTGGCGGGCGTTGGCGATCTGATATTCGACGCCGGCTCTTATCAGATCGGGGCCATTATAGGCGCCGTCCTATCTGGTGCCGCATCGGGAGCCTATACCCCATCGGGGGAGCGCAAGGCGACGGAGACGAAGACCTAGACGAACGGCCATTGTTCCGTCGCCTGGCATCGGTTGCGATGGGCGAAATGGGCTGGTCTGCCGATCAGTTTTGGCAGGCAACGCCGCACGAGTTCTGGACTTGTTACGAATATCTGGAACGCCGGGCAGCTAAGTCAAATGAAACCTAGCGCCGAATGGCATCCACCCGCCTTAACCGGCGGGCTTTTTTATGGAGGTGGCGATGGCATCCAGGACCACTGACGTTGCACAACTGCTGTTGTCGATCGATGCGTCGACGGAAATCCTACGCCGCGAACTGGCGCGCGGTGCTGACAGCGTTGACGACTTTTCGCGCAAAAGTGAGCGGTCGCTGCTTGATCTAGACAAGCGGGTTGCAACCATAGGCAAGTCGATCGGCGCATCGTTGAAAAGCGGCATCGGCCTAGCGGTGGGCTATTTCGTCGGCAGCGGCATCAAAGACGCGATCGCCGGATCGGTCGAATACGCATCAAGCCTGGGCGAAACTGCGCAGCAGCTTGGCATCACCACCAAGTTTTTGCAGGAATACCGTTTCGCCGCGACGCAATCGGGTGCCAGCGTTGAACAGGCCGACAAGGCGATCGGCAAGTTTACGATCAATCTGGGCAAGGCACGCGAGGGCAGCAAAGATGCTGTTGCTGCCTTTGCCAATGTCGGCGTCACGACTAAAGACCTGGCCAATGCGGATAGCGCCACTATCTTTGGCAAGATTGCCGATGGCATCGCCAAAATACCGGACCCTGCGCGGCAGGCTGCGGACGCGGTGGCGATCTTTGGCAAGGGCGGGCAGGCCATTATCCCGATTTTGGAGGGCGGCTCTGCGGGGCTGAATGCGTTTGCCGACGCAGCGGAACGCGCCGGGCTGGTGCTATCTGACGAGACGATCAACAAGCTCGACATGCTGGCCGACAAAGGCGCGGCGGTTAAGCAAGTCATCACGACGCAGCTTGCGGCAGCGATCGGCGAAAATGCCGACGCCATTTTGGCGCTGGGTAGCGCGGCAGCGAATGCGGCTGGTGGGGTTTCAACACTTCTGAATTTCATGCGCGGGTTTAAGCAAATTGCTCAAACCGAAGGCATCTTGTCGGCGATTGGTTCGAACGACAGCCGCAAGGTATTAGCTGGCACAGATAGTGGGATGCGCTCACTGCTAGAGCAGCGCGTCAACCAGCGATATATTGATTTACAGAAGGCTGAGAGAGCGCGCGACGGTGGCGGGTTCATCGATTCATTGACGACGGGAGCGCAGCCCAACATTGCCCAAAAGGCTAAAGATCTTCGTCAGGCCGAAGCTGCGTTGGCGCGTTATAATGTAACAAACCCAGTTGTACCGGCGGCAAAAGCTGCACCACCCCCGCCTGCGCCCGATGTTAAAGTTGATGACGTTGCCGTCACAAAGAAAACCGCGAGTGGCCCCAAGCCCGTCGATCGTGCCGCCTATCTGCGCGACACGCCGATCGGCATGTCGACCGAGTTTAACGCCAGCCTAGCCGAGACAGCGAAACTCGTTTCCCAGGTAGGGGCCGAGCCTCTGCTTGAAACGCTAAAAGAGGCGTTCAGCACCGACAAACTTGACGAGATGATCGCGGCCCTGCCCAATCTTTCGCAGGGTCTGGACGAGGCGCGGCGGGTTGCCAGCGACCTGGTGCAAGACCTTTCGCAAGGTCTTGCGCAAGCGATCGTAAGCGGCGGGACCCTTGGCGAT